GCTGAGGGTGGCTCACAAATGGGTCCGGGTGCTATGATGGCACCTAATGGGGCCGTACCGGATATGGCTCCTGAACAACCACAAGGAGTATAGCCATGCCCGCATTTGACGTTATTGCTGACACCACACCTCAGCTGCCTTTCCGTCCCACCGTGCACAACGGGCGTAAGAGCGTGTCGACTTTGAAGACTGAGATTCAGGCTTTGAACAGCACAATCTACACCAACAAAGTAGTAAACGACATGAGCTACAACGACGTTGTTTACGCAATTAGAGTTACCCCAGCAGTTTAAACGCCGGGGTATGCAACACAACTAAATACAGTACAATTAAATCCACAATAGCTAGGGCCTCACTGGGAGGTACGGCGATAAGGAGAACACGATGGACGAAACTACAGGTACAGAGATTGACACATCACCGGAAGTGTCGGAATCTTCAGGGCCAGTAGGGGAAACAACCGAGCAGCAAACCTCTGGAGACTCAGGGGGGAATCCTGCTTGGGATTCATTGCGTTCAAAGCTCGACCCTGTTAGCTTCCACAGCATTGAGGAAGACCTTAAAAGCTTCGATAAGAACGCTGAATCGCGTATCTCTTCGTTGAACCAACAGCTCAAACAGTACAACGAGTTGGGTTCACCGGAGCAGTTACAGAACTACGCGATGATTGCTTCGAGGCTTGATACGGAACCTGAAGTTATTTATAACGCTTTGGGTGAGTTCCTCAAGCAGAATGGTCGACTACCAAATACTGAGCAAGAGCTTCAGGATGCGGTAGATGAAGAGGAAGCTACAAACGAGTCGCAGTCACCAGTTGACCCGAGGCTTGCACAGCTGGAGCAACAGCAACAGCAGATGCAAGATTTTCTTGCCCAGCAAGAACAGATGCGGGTTCAGCAGGAAGCTGACTACACACTCGAACAGGAAATCAACGAACTAAAGCAGGCTCATCCCGAGTTTTCGGAGGATGACGTGCGGGAAGTTTTGATGCGGGCGGCATTTCAACTTCAGAGCAGCGGTAAGACAACGAAGTTGTCGGATGTTGCTCAAGAGTACGTTGATAAAACAGTAAACCGAATTCGCGCAGTACCGCGACCAGGAGATTCTGCCCCTAGATTGCTTCCCACCTCGGGAGGCATGCCTGGAGGACAACAGGCAAAACCGCTCGGCCAATTGTCACGAAGCGATGTGCAAAGTCTCATCGCCTCATCAATTGAGCAGGGCAGGTAATCTAAAGGTTTTATCTCCTTTCAACCCCGAAAGGAAATGCAATGACCGCAACACTCGCAACAATTGAGTCCTACCTCAAGGAGGTGTACCAGGGTCGTATCCGCGAGCAGCTCAACGAAGAAATCGTTGCACTGAAGCGTATTACTCGCAGCGGCGCTGGTGTAACCAACGAGGTGGGTGGAAAGTATGTTACTTTCCCAATCCACACCCGTCGTAACAGTGGTATTGGTTCTCGCTTTGAGAACCAGGCCCTTCCCGTACCTGGTCGGCAGGGACACGCCGCCGCCCGCGTCGGTTTGAAGTATGCTTACGGTGGAGTTCAGCTGACTGGTCAGGCTATCAGCCTCTCCGACACCGATGCCAAGGCTTTTGCAAAGGCTTTGGACAACGAGGTCGAGGGTCTGAAGAACGACCTGATGAAGGACATGAACCGTCAGATTTACGGTAACGGTAACGGTGCCATTGGTGTCGCTACTGGTGCTAACACTGCTGGTGTCGTGCCAGTTGCTGACGCTCGTCTGTTCCAGATTGGTATGGTTTGCGACACGCAGACCGGCACCACCGTTGACAACACCAACTTGGTTGTGTCTTCTGTGTCGCTGGCTCCTGGCGCTAACACCGTTACCTTCACCACCACCCCCGGTACTAACCTCGCCTCTGGAGACATTATTGTCCGTGCAGGTTCTGGTATTGCCGCTGGTGGAACCAAGGAACTCACTGGTCTTGCGGCCATCGTGAGCAACACTGGAACCCTCTACAACATCGACCCAACTGTCGAGCCCGAGTGGCAGGCCTCCGTTAGTGCTAACGGTGGAACCAACCGCGCTCTGTCAGAGGCTCTGATGATTCAGATGACGGACTCCATCCGTACCAAGGGTGGTTCTACCTCCCTTATCTTGCAGTCGCTCGGCGTTCGCCGTTCGTACTTTAACCTCCTGTCGCAGCTGCGTCAGACGGTTAACACGCAGGAGTTCACTGGTGGATTCTCCGGTCTCGCGTTCACTACTGACCGTGGAGAAATCCCTGTCGTAGCAGACGTCGATGCACCATTGAACACTCAGTGGTTCCTCAACGAAGACGCGATTACCTACTACCGCGATGAAGAATGGCACTTCCTGGACAAGGATGGTTCCATGTGGAAGCAGGTTCGTGACTCGAACGGTGACTATGACGCATACTACGCTCGCATGGTTGAATACCACGAGCTTGGTACTGACCGTCGTAACAGCCACGGTGTCATCAGGGACATCACCGAGGCCTAAACCCCCTCGCCATAATGATGGCCTGGCCCTATAATGGGGTCAGGCCATCATCATTTTTAGGAGCAATTGTGGAGTTTGAATACCCGTTTTACGCATCAAGCACGGTACTTCCCGATGGCATGTCGTTGGACGATTATCGGCACGAGTTTTACAAAAATAACCGCTATACGGGTATTGAGCAAAGCTACACGGTTGAGGGCGGTACGGCGGGTACTCAGCCTACTTTTACTGGTGCTCCGCTGTTTTCGGGCCATTATGTGATTCTTGGTAGCACTATTTTCTTTGACATTCAGGTTGATTTCGACAACATCACCAGTTTTGGTACTGGTCAGTACTATATGACGCTTCCGTTTGCGTCTAAGTACGGCGCTATGTTTCGTCAAGGTTGTTTGCACGATATTAGTACTGGCCGGGAGTACCACATTTCTGGTCACGTAGATGCTGGTTCTGACGAATTGCAGTTGTTTACGACGGACCAGTCTGGTAACAGACTGTTTGATTTTGCGTTTGCACAAGGCGAGCCCATTACTTTAAATGTGGCAGATAATTTTCACATTTCCGGCACGTATATTGTTGACGACACCCCCTAGGAGGCCTCGTGGAAAATAAACTACTTTTCTATAGAGGAGTTTCTGAACTTCCTGACGGTTTAACGCTTTCCGATTACGAGTACCGTTTTTATGCAGATAACGCCGGTAAAGAAATTCTTACTGTCGAAATCGATGATTTGGCTGATGGTAACGCAATTGTGTGGGATGCCACCGAAAACGCTTGGAAGAACGCTGCTGGAGCTGTTGGTCCTGAAGGCCCCGTAGGGCCTGCTGGTCCCACGGGTGCAACAGGTGCCACAGGCGCTACGGGAGCTACTGGCCCCATCGGACCAGAGGGTCCTGCCGGCCCAACCGGAGCTACTGGAGCAACTGGCGCTACAGGACCCGCCGGACCTACGGGACCCCAGGGCCCTACGGGGACAACGGGCGCGACGGGTGCAACTGGTGCGACTGGGGCAACCGGACCACAGGGGCCTACAGGTCCTTCGGGTGTCATAGCCGCTACGGAACCACTTTTGTACGACGGCCCAACCCAGACCGTTAGTTTGGGCGCAGTTACTTGGGGCCAATTAGGTGGCGTAGAACCCGAATAAGGTAAACTAACCGTTATGGAAACTTACCTAGGACAATCCCCCAACGTATACAACCCTGACCTTAAAGAGTTCGTCAGGGAAGACCACATGCACTTTGCTCAAATCCTCAAGGACCTAAAGCCCACGTATAACCTGGTGTACATTCCTCTTAAGGACCGTACAACGCCGGAGGAAAAGCAGAAGCCGTGGGCTATCCTCGATAAACCAGACAATCTGCCGGAATATGTGGTTCGGTACATGTCTGAAGAAGAAATGAAAACCCCGCACAAGATTATTGCTTGGCTGTTTGAGGGCGACGTAGTGCGTCACGGGGCCGAGAACGTACTGAAACGTATTGAGGCGGAAGAGAACGCCAAAAAACTTATGGATTTGAAAAGACAAGAAGATGAGTTAGAGGATAGAATCGAATACGGTGCGTTCCTTATGAGTGGTGGGCGGAATAAGTTGCACACGGTTAAACACAACGGAAAGAAGTTTGAGCGATGACTTACAGTCCTCCCACTAAAACGGTTGGCGATGTTTACGCCCAAGTTAAGCGTGCGTTCGGGGACGAGTCAGGTGTACAGCTAACTAACGACGACATTACTCGTTGGATTAACGAGGCGCAGACGGATATTGCTACGCAAAACCAGGTGTTGCAGGCTACGGCTACGATGAATACGGTATCTAACCAGGCCACTTATAGCCTTGCCGCTATCAATCCGCCCATTGATTCGATTGCGTCTATCCTTCTCAATGGCCGGCGTATCGGTAACATCCCCATTTCTCAGGCTGAAGAATCCATTTCGTTAGCAGACCCCGAAGGCCTGGAGATTGGTGCCCCGCAGTTCTGGTATGAATGGGCAGGCCAAATTACTTTTTGGCCCAAGCCCGGCCAGGTGTACAGCATGTTGCTTCGTTACACAGCAGAACCCACCGTTGTCACCACCAGCGTAGGCGACCTCCTGTCGGTGCCCGACGAGTGCTTCAGCGACGTCTGCAACTATGTTTTGATGCGTGCCTACGAAATGGACGAAAACGCTGAAATGATGGCAATTAAACAAGCCGAATACAGCACCAGTGTTGCCGAACGAGGCGAAACGGAACGTCAAGCCGCCACCATGACATACGAGACAACCATCACGTTTGAGCTTTACTAGGAGCGGCCATGCCAGGAGCACCCATACAGGTAGGGCCGTTTATTGGCGGCCTTAACACGTTCAGTGATGCTACCGCCATTGCCGACAACGAACTAGTTGTTTGTGAAAACTTTGAACTAGACCTAGACGGCTCCCTCAAATCACGTCCACCAATCGAAAACCTTGCAATCAATTTTTCATTGGATACTA